TCTCAAACAATGGAGATTACGTACTATGTTAAAATATTCAGACCAAATGCGTTTTGATATGTATTTAGACAGAATCAAAGACGATATTCAAGAAATTGAAGCGCAAAACGATACATCAACCGGTATCGTTCTTATCAAAGGTAAAAAATATTCTACTGTAGGTTTAAGATTATTTAAACTTCGTGAATATTTTGGAACTTCTTTGACTATTTCAACAACTATTGTTGAAAATACAGATGACGAATATTCTGTAAAAGATGTCGAAGAAAACGGTAAAACTATTTCAAAGAAATATATTTCAAAATATGGAAAGATTTGCGTTGAAGCAAAAATTTTTCTTAATTATGATAATGGTCAAGTTCTTATTGGAAATGGTTTTGCTGAAAAAATGAGACAGCAAAATAATATAACAAGAGGGTCTTGTTTAGAATTTTGTCAAACTTCAGCAATTGGCCGAGCATGTGCATCACTTGGAATATTAGGGGATCACAATATTGCCTCTGCTGAAGAAATGTTTGGTGGAGCAAATGACATTGTTCCGGATAAATCTGTCAATTAGGAGGTTTAATGAAATTGTATTTAAAATTTTTTAAAAACGACAGAAGTTCATTTAGATTTAAAAAGGATGAATCTGAAAAGTTACCACCCTTTAATAATACAAATCTAAAAATTTCAGAGGGTATTCCCCAAGGAACTTATAATGCTTGTATATTTATAAATTCTGACGGAACTGCAAATCTGAAGTTAGAAACTAAAGAAAATGAATTTGACAAAGAGACCGATTTTCCAGAAATCTAAAATTGTCAAAGACAAAAAATATTTGAAATGGGTCTGTGATCACTTTGATTGTTTCACTTGTGAAAGCAGACCTGTTCAAGCACATCATTTGCAAGGTAAATATAGAATAGGTGCAATGTTGCGTTGTGATTCTAAAGTTGTTCCACTTTGTTATTCATGTCATTATTCGTTGACTTTTATTGAATCAGAGCGAAAATTTTGGGATACAAGAAATATTGATCCGATGCCTTATGCAAAAGAACTTTATAAAAAATGGAGAAATATAAATGACTCAAAAAAGCGAAATATTAAATTATCTAAAAAAAAATAAATCAATAAATCAGTTGGTTGCTTTCAACGAATTCAGATGTTTTAGATTAGCACCTAGGATTTTAGAATTAAGAGATGATGGCCACAATATAGAAACAGTTTTTATAACTGATCCTAAAACAAAAAAAACTTATGCAGAATATAAATTGGAGAAAAAGAAATGAAAGATCTAAAAGAGCAATTTGAAAAATTTGATTTGCTACCATTAAGTCATAGCAGAATAAATTCATATATTGAGCACAAAGCAGATTTTGTTGCTAAATATATTTATGGGAATCAAATGCCGTCAACACCTTCAATGACAAGGGGAAATGCTGTTGAAATGGGTTTGAATCATTATTTATCCGGGGCAGTGAATAAAGATTTAATTTCTAAACAAGAGGCAATAGATTTTGCAATAAATTATTTTATGGATCTAAAACCTTTTTTTACTGAAACAGTTGATGAAATAGAAAAAGAATTGAAAGTTATAAAACCAATGACTGAACTTCTTATTGATAAATTTGATAATGGATATTTTCGAAAAGGATCAAGTTTTTATACATATTTTACAGGTTATCAAAATCAAATATCCACGCAAATATTAGGTTTAGATCTAATAGGATTCACTGATTTTACATTTGAATCTGAAGATGAAATAATTGTTATAGATGTTAAAACATCAAGTCAATTTAAGCTAAATTATAGTCATGTTTTGCAACAAGCAATCTATAAAAAAGCACTTCAAGAAAAATCAAACAAAAAAGTAACTGTAAAATTGTTAATGACCACAAAATCAAAATGCGATTTTATAGATGCAGACTTTGATGATCCAAAACATTTAAGATATATTGAGGCCCATTTGAAAAGTTTGGGTGCATTATTATCAAAATGTGATTCAATTGAAGAAATAAGCGAAATAATCAAGCCAGATCTTGCACATTGGTCTTGGAATAAGGCCTCAAAAGAGAAAATCGCTATAAGACAGAATATTTGGGGTTTCTGATCGTTTTTATGTTTCCGGGGGTAATCATATCCCCGGAGGCCTAAAAATGCACTAGTGGGCCGTTATAGGCCTATTTTTTTCATATCTTTGATGACACCAACCGGTATTACGTTTCTATCTCCAAATCCACCATCTTTTGAGTAACTTGCAAAAGTAAAAATCTGATCTTTGTTTTGTTTATAAATAAATGCGTATGTAATGACTTCAGCTAGTTGCATTTTGTCAAATTCTTCAATTGAGCTAATTCCAGAATCACCGACAATATCCAACCAGATTATTTTGTAGAAATAGTATGATTTACCATTGATGGTTATATTATCTTTTCTTTTTCTTTTTTCTTCTTTTTTTGACACTTTTTCTTTTTTTACGCATTGGCCTTTTGTTCAATAATACTGCAAGTGTCGTGGTTGTTGTTATCCCACTCATTTTCTTTTTTTCTTTTTATGGGCCGAGTTTTTCATAAGTCTCCCGTCAGGCATATAGTGATACCCTCGGGGAGCTTTTTTCTTTTTTTTTCTTTTAGCCATTATCTCTTTTTTTTCTTTTTCTTTTTCTTTTTCATAATAGCTTTTTGAAGGCCTTTCGGCAGCTTCTTTTTTTGTTTGGCTGTCATTCCACCACCATAATGTCCCGGCATAATACCCTCCTAATGTAAAATATAGTTATGAATACCAATTATCGCTACAATAATGATAATCGCTTGAACCCACCATTTTAAACTAACAAATGAGTCCCACCATTTTTCTATTTTTTGTTTCATTTCGTTAACCCCCGTGATTTTTCGAAACTTCTTAAACCCCCTAAACCAAGCATACCAAGTACAAGTGGCATAAGTTGACCAAGATCTAAGACCACCCAATCTACTTTAATATCGAACATTTGTAAAATCATATCTAATACAGGTTGAAATAAATAAACATAACCAATTGAAAGTCCAGAAATCCAACCCAAAAATGGTCGCCACCCAGAAACAAATATAGATCTATGAGACGCTTCTGCTTTATTTATATCAAGTTGTTTTTCTTTTAACTTTGCATCTATTTCTTTCATTTGTAGCTTTAATTTTTCTTTTTCTTCGCCACTAAAATGAAGATCATCAATAACTGTGCCAACAGTTTTTAATGTGTCACCACCAAATATTTTACCTAACATTATAACCTACCTTCTTCTTTTAATTTTTTACTTATTCTTGCCATTCTACTTCTTAAATCATCATCCTTATATTTTTTTCTTGTTTCAAGAATAAACTGTTTTTCTTCATAAGTCGTTATTCTTTTTTTATGTTTTCTCAGGTCAACTTTTTCATCTTTTCCGACAATCTCATCGCTCTTGCCGGGGTGTGTTTTTTGCACCATAGACTGTCCTCCATCTCGAGTCCGGCAGTGACAAAATCTTTTTGTTCCAAAGCTGCCCACATTCGTTTGAATTTCATGACTTTTGGTTTCCCTAATTGAAAAAGCATGTGCAAAATTATTTCCCTCGCCTCTTCTGGTAAATCTAAATGGTTTGTTAGACTTTCCATATCTTGACGTGCTATTTGAAAATCATAATCTAGCACTTTCAAAAGTTCTTTGTGTGAATATTTTACGCCCTCTTTAAATTTATCACTTGGCAAGACCAAATGGCCGTACCCTATGGTGGCAAACCCAAGGTGGTCTCGATACATAGTATCACGATAACCCTCTTCTTCTTTTATTTCTTCTTTTATTTTTTCTATATTCATATTGTTCCTCCAACTCTTTTTTCTATTTCGTCTAATTCTTGGTATTTTTCTTTTTCAATTAATTTTTCTAAATACCATTTTGCTTTTTCTAAATCTTCTATACCATTTTTTGATCTATGTCTTACGACATACTTGATTATATTTCCTTCAAAATAATTTAAATTAAATTCTGAAATAAATTCTGATACTTGGATTTTAGAGCCAATATAATAATCTGGATTAATTTTTTTGTTCATATTTTTGTCTTAATTCTATCATTGATATAAAATTGTGTCCTTGGATATGTCCGTCAGAAATCATCAGTTGGCTGCAACCATACGACCAACCGTTAGCAGAATTTTTTGCATAACTTTCAATGTGTCCATAATCCATACAAGTTCCTACATTTACTATTTTTACGTAATTTCCTCTACCTAATTTTGACGCTCGCCACGATCTTTCTCGATGGCTATGTCCAAAAACTATGTCATGCGTGGCAGAATTACTGATTTGCGAAGCCTCAGCCATTTTTCCTCCAATCTCTCGGCCCATTTCATTAAGTGGAACGTGCACAAAAGCTACACCCTTTATAAAGTAAAAATCTCCGTATTCTGATATTCCCCAACCCCGACGTCTCCATAATGTTTCATATTGTTGAGAAAATGCACCAACAACTTCTTTGTGTTCATCTTCATATTTATATAATCTTAATTCATGGTTTCCTAAACAGTAATGTTTTATTGGATTGATGTCGCCCATACCCTCGTCTAATAATTTTAAACATTCTTCAGTTGCATTTATATCTGCAAGAATAGGTGGCTTTTTAGATCCTTTTACTGTCCAATTTTTGTCAAATGAACTGCAACTATCAAAGCTGCAGAAATCTCCAATGCAAACAAGATAGTCTGGATTATATTCTCTTATTTGTTTGCCTATCCAAAGAAATCGTTCATGGTTATCATTTGGCGAGCAGTGTGCATCTGGAATAACAAAAACTTTTGTTGGATCTGAAAAGTCTGTTCTTTGTGCTTGAATTCGAACAACCGGCTTTTTGTATTCTTCTATAATTAATTTTGGTTTTGTTTCTTTATATCTGTGCCACTCTATAGTCCAATGCGAACTTAAAAGAGCCATCTTTTCAATTTTATCTATTTTTCTTTGAAGTGTTGTTCTTGGAATATTTAAAACATCTTCAACAATCTTTTTTGCCCCCGGGGGATTATGTGGACCTCCTGTGCCTAAAGGTGGGTATCCTTTATCTAGAGCCTCGTGAAGTTTTTCTTGAATTAACTTGAGCTCGTCCCACTCTTTATCATCCATCAGCCAAACATTCGCAAAAT